GAAGAAGACCCTATGGTCGAGATTGAGATCGAGATCGAAGGCGAAGAGTCCGACGCGGAAGAAGCGGAGGAAGATGCCGAAGACGACTTCGGTAGGAACCTTGCCGAAGACATCGACGAGAAGGACCTTGTGTCCCTCGCTTCTGACCTTCTTGCTGACTACGACGACGATGTTAGTGCGCGGAAGGATTGGCTTCAGACGTACGTGGACGGGCTGGAACTGCTTGGTTTGAAGGTAGAGGACCGCACGGAACCGTGGCCCGGTGCGTGTGGTGTGTACCACCCCCTCCTGACGGAGGCCCTAGTTAAATTCCAAGCCGAAACCATGATGGAGACCTTCCCGGCCTCTGGTCCGGTGAAGACGCAGATTCTGGGCGAAGAGACCCCGGAGAAGAAAGAAGCTGCCGTTCGCGTCCGCGACGATATGAATAACCAGCTTTGCAACGTTATGACGGAGTACCGGCCTGAACACGAGCGGATGCTGTGGGGACTCGGTCTCTCCGGAAATGCTTTTAAAAAGGTCTACTACGACCCGGCGATGGGTCGTCAGGTCTCCATGTACGTACCTGCGGAAGACGTCGTTGTCCCCTACGGCGCGTCTAATATCCAGACCGCCGAGCGTGTCACGCACGTAATGAGGAAAACGGAAAACGAAATAAAGAAGCTACAAGCCGCAGGCTTCTATAGAGATATTGACCTTGGTGAGCCCGAGAACACCCTTGACGATGTCGAGAAGAAGATCGCGGAAAAAATGGGTTTCCGCGCTACGACAGACGACAGGTACAAGCTGCTGGAGATGCAGGTTGAGCTAGACCTGAAGGGGTACGAAGACACCGACGACGAAGGCGACGAAACAGGTATTGCGCTTCCCTACATAGTTACAATCGAGAAAGGAACACAGGATGTACTTGCTATCCGGCGTAACTGGAAGGTTGAAGATGAGAAAGAGACAAAGCGAAGCCACTTCGTGCATTACGGATACATCCCGGGGTTCGGGTTTTATCATCTTGGTCTTATTCACCTCATCGGCGCTTTTGCTAAGTCTGGCACTTCTATCCTTCGCCAGTTGGTGGATGCAGGAACTTTAAGCAACTTACCGGGTGGCTTTAAGACTAAAGGGTTGAGAGTGAAGGGGGACGACACCCCTATTGCCCCCGCCGAGTTCCGCGACGTGGACGTCGCCAGCGGCACAATCAAAGACAACATCATGACGCTCCCGTACAAGGAGCCGTCTCAGGTCCTCTACACTTTGCTGGGGACCATAGTGGAAGAGGGGCGCAGGTTCGCCAGCGCTGCGGATTTAAAAGTATCCGATATGAGTGCCCAGTCTCCTGTTGGCACCACCCTCGCTATTCTCGAACGAACCCTGAAAGTAATGAGTGCGGTCCAAGCCCGCATCCACCACGCGATGAAGCAGGAATTCAACCTGCTGCGTGATATCATCCGCGACTACACTCCCGAGTCTTACGACTACGAACCCGAAGACGGCACGTCGCGTGCCAAGAAGGGCGACTACGATCTCGTTACCGTTATCCCGGTGTCTGACCCCAACGCTGCCACCATGGCGCAGAAGGTCGTGCAGTATCAGGCAGTGATGCAGTTGGCGGCTGGTGCGCCGCAGCTTTATGATCTCCCCTACCTGCACAGGCAGATGCTTGAAGTACTAGGAATAAATAACGCCGCGAAGCTGGTTCCCACGGAAGACGACCAGAAGCCGAAGGACCCGGTTACCGAGAACATGGCTATCCTGAACAGCAAGCCGGTCAAGGCGTTCGCCTATCAGGACCATCAGGCCCATATCACCGTGCATACCTCCATGATGCAGGACCCGGTGACGGCGGAGCTTATGGGACAGAACCCGAAGGCGCAGGCCATCGGCGCTGCTATGGCGGCGCACATTTCTGACCATATGGGCTTTGAATACAGGAAGCGGATCGAGGACGCGGCTGGCGTTCCGTACCCGGCACCTGACGAGGAGATGGACGAAGGTACAGAACTTAACATTAGTCGGTTGGCAGCAGCCGCAGCCCAGCAAGTGCTTCAGGCGTCCAAGGCGCAGGCAGCACAGAAGCAGGCAGCCGCAGCCCAGCAGGACCCCGTCGTCCAGATGCAGCAGAAGCAGCTTGAGATCAAGGCGCACGAGGTCGAGATCAAGCGCCAGAAGCTGCTTGTTGATGGCGCGATTGCCAAGGACAAGTTGGACTTCGAGAAGGAAAAGCTGGCTTCGAGCGAGAAGATTGCCGGGATGAAGGTGGGGGCCGACATAGCCGCCGGTAAGTCCGAGCTAAGCCTGAAGGAAAAGGAAGCTTCTATCCGTACTGGAGTCGATGTCTCCCGGGAGATAGCCAAAGAAAACCAAGCTAACGCCCAGAGGCGGCAGCAGGCAGACGAAGCGGAAAGAACCCGCCAGCACGCCTTGGAATTGGCAACGGCTCAGCCCCAAGAACCGACAGAGGAGCCGACTGAATGATGGATGATTGCGCACGGTACGTAGCCGACAGAATAAAAGCAGAGCGCCTGAAGATGTCCGAAAGCATGGCCATGGGCCACGGCAAGACGCTTGAGGACTACAGATACGCAGTCGGGATTGTTAGGGGTCTCGACGTGGTTACTTCCTTCCTAATCGACTACAACGAGAGGACTAAAGAAGACGATGAATGACACGCTACTGGCCGCGATTGGCCCAGACGACGAAGAACTACAGACAGACGAACAAAAAGCCTCCCAACTCCCAGTTCCTTCCGGATACCGCATCCTGTGCGCTGTCCCCGAAGTTGATAAAGCTAGTACTGGCGGGATTCTTAAGCCTTTCCAGTTGGTTAGGGACGAAGAACTCCTCTCTACCGTCCTGTTTGTCGTGGCCGTGGGCCCTGACGCCTACAAGGACGAGAAACGCTTCCCATCCGGCCCGTGGTGTCAGGTTGGGGACTTTGTTTTGGTTAGACCCCATGCAGGTACCCGGGTGAACATCCACGGTAAGGATTTCCGCCTGATTAATGACGACGGAGTCGAAGCCGTTGTTTCGGACCCCCGTGGCTACAAGCGTGGGTAAAACTGTGAAAATCGAGAGCCTAGGAGGCACAAATGGTTGATAACACTAAGAAAAATGAAGAAGTCGAAGACATCGAAGTAGAGATCGAAGGTGATGAAAAGCCCGAGATTGTGGTGGAGGACGACACTCCAGAGATCGACAAGAACCGCAGGCCGGTCCCCAAAGACGAAGTCGAGGCGCTAGAGAAGGACGAGCTTACCGACTTTGAGGGCAAAGTCCGGGACCGTATGGTCAAGCTCAAGCGGGTTTGGCATGACGAGCGCCGCGCCAAGGAAGCCGAGACGCGGGAAAAGGAAGAGGCCGTTAACTTCGCCCGCAGGGTTATGGACGAAAACAAGCGCCTGAAGGCGTTCCGGGTTAGGGACGAGGAGAACCTAGTAAACTCCTATAAGTCTTCGGCCACTATGGAAATGAACGCCGCCAAAAAGGCGTATAAGGAAGCCTATGAGGCGGGTGATGGTGACAAGCTTGTAGACGCGCAGGAGCGTATGCAGGTGGCGGGCCACAAGCTCGCTCAGGTGGCTACGTACCGCCCCCCTGTACAAGAAGTTGAAACAGAAGTAGAAAGTACACAAGAGGTGGTCAGGCCCCCCTCGGTGGACCATAAGACCCTTGCGTGGCAAGAGCGCAATTCTTGGTGGGGCACCGACGAGGAAATGACCGCCGCAGCGCTCGGGCTTCACCAGAAGCTTGAGAGACAGAACGGCAAACAGTTTGTTGGTTCTGACGACTACTGGAAGACCATCGACTCTTCGATGCGTCGCCGCTTCCCCGAGGAATTCGAGGAAGATAAGCCGGAAGCCGGGACAGGCAAGCCCGCAGCTTCAAATGGCACGAGACACGCCACGGTAGTTGCTCCGGCCACAAGGAGCACATCTTCCAAGAAGATCGTGCTTCGGCAGTCGCAAATCAATATAGCGAAAAGACTTGGTGTGACGCCCGAGCAGTACGCTTTGGCTCAACGTAAGTTGGAGAACTAACCATGGTAGCCGAAAACAAACTGACACGCGAACTTGACACCCGTGTCCAAGCCGAACGCCCGAAGTCGTGGCAGCCAGCGTCTACGCTGCCTGAACCCGACAGAGAGCCCGGCTTTGATTACAGGTGGGTGCGTATCTCGACTCTTGGTCAGGCCGACCCCCGCAATCTTTCCGGAAAACTCCGGGAAGGCTGGGAACCTGTTCGGATCGAGGAACAGCCTAAGTTCCAAATGCTGGTGGACCCCAATAGTCGTTTTAAGGACAACATTGAGGTTGCTGGCTTGTTGCTCTGCAAGATTCCGAAGGAATTCATGGCCCAGCGCCGTGCCCACTTCGCCAAGGTCAGCGGTGACCAGATTAGTGCAGTAGACAACAACTTTATGAGAGAAAACGACCCGAGGATGCCCCTGTTTAAGGACCGGAAATCCACGACGTCGTTTGGCAATGGCAAATAAAACCTAGGAGCTAAATATGGCATATCCTGCTGTCTCGGCCCCGTATGGTCTGGTCCCGATTAATCTTATCGGCGGTCAGGTCTTTGCGGGTGCTACTCGCCTAATCCCCATCACGACTGCTTCCGCTACCGCCATCTTCAATGGTGACGTGGTGAAGCTGACGTCGGCGGGTACTCTTGAAAAGGATGTCGGCACTGATGCCGCCACCCCTGTCGGCGTTTTCCTTGGTTGTTCCTATACGGACACGACCTATGGCAAGACGTTCCGCCAGTTCTACCCCGGTGCTGTCTCGGCTGCGGACATTGTTGCTTATGTTAACGACGATCCGGACGCGCTGTATAAGGTTGCTGTGGTCTCGGCCACCACGACCATCAGCGGCGTTCTTCGTACCAGCGTTGGTAACAACGCCATTCTGGTTCAGAACACCGGCTCTACCATCAACGGCAATTCCAAAGTCGCTGTTGGCGTTACCACTGGTACTACCAGCACGTTCCCAATCCGCATCATCGACCTAATCGCGGAATCAACTAACACTGCGGGTTCGTATACCGAAGTGGTTGTTAAGTGGAACCAAGGTATGCACCAGTATCTCAACCCCACTGGCGTTTAAGGAGAACTCCTAGATGGCTATTTCACGCGCACAACTGCTCAAGGAACTCCTTCCCGGCCTGAACGCCCTGTTTGGTTTGGAATATGCTCGTTACGGCGAAGAGCATAAGGAAATCTTTGAAACCGAAACCTCCGAGCGTTCGTTCGAAGAAGAAACCAAGCTGTCGGGCTTTTCCGCTGCTCCGGTTAAGAACGAAGGCAGCGCCATTGCGTATGATAATGCGCAGGAAGCGTTTACCGCTCGCTACAACCACGAAACCATCGCTCTGGGTTTCTCGCTGACCGAAGAAGCCGTCGAGGATAACCTCTACGACTCTCTGTCTTCGCGTTACACCAAGGCTCTGGCTCGTGCCATGGCGTATACCAAGCAGACCAAGGCTGCGGCAATCCTGAACAACGGCTTCGACACCGCGTATACGGGTGGCGATGGTCAGCCTTTGTTCAGCGCTTCGCATCCGCTGGTCTCTGGTGGTACCAACTCCAACATTCCGACTACTCCTGCCGACTTGAATGAAACCAGCCTCGAAGCTGCCGTCATTCAGATCGCTGGTTGGACGGATGAACGTGGTCTGTTGATCGCCGCCAAGCCGAAGAAGTTGGTCATCCCGACCAACTCCATGTTTATCGCTACCCGCTTGCTGGAAACGGAACTCCGTGTCGGCACTGCGGATAACGATATCAACGCCCTGAAGAGCAACGGTTCGATCCCGGGTGGTTACACGGTTAACCACTTCCTGACCGACACCGATGCTTGGTTCCTGACCACGGATGTTCCGAATGGCCTGAAGCACTTTACCCGCGCTGCTCTGTCGAACAGCATGGACGGTGACTTCGACACCGGTAACGTCCGCTATAAGAGCCGCGAGCGTTATTCGTTCGGCTGGTCCGACCCGCTGGGCATGTTTGCCTCGGCTGGTGCCTAACTAGGATTAGGGGGAAGGGGATAAAACCCCTTCCCTTTTTTCTAATAGGCTGTATGTTTTAGATATCTAGGGTCCCTTACCCGCACCGACTGTCCTAGCAGACGTTGTAGAGACGGTGTGGGGATGTGCTACAACACGGAGAATTTCCATGGCTATTACGACTTTTCAGGGTCCCGTCCGTTCGCTGAACGGCTTCTATACGCAGGGCCCCGGCAGCGTCATCAATCTGCCCGACGCCACGAACACCATTACGCTGGATGCCGCCACTTATGCTGGCCGTCTTATCCGCACCAACGACGCTACGCTGGTTATCACCCTGCCGTCGCTCAATGCCACGGCTGACCCGGCTTCGGCTGGTCCCGGCAGCGACCCTAACACCTTGAATAACATGGGTGTTTCCTTCACTTTCTTGGTGGAAACCGCTGCCACGACTTGGAAGATCATCACCGCTGCGTCGCAGTTTCTGGCGGGTTCTATCTCGGTTATTGACGTGGACTCCTCTGGTGCGGTGTTTGGTTACGCTGCTAACAGTGCGGCTACACGCTCGGTTAACTTTAACGGTTCCACTCAGGGCGGCGCGATTGGCTCCTATGTCTCGGTTACGGCACTGAACTCCACGATGTGGGCTGTTAGCGGTGTTTCGATCCTGACGACGGGCACCCCTGCTACGCCGTTTGCCGCTTCGTAACCGGGGGCCAGAATGGGTATGCAAACAGATGTCCTTGCAACTGCGGTACTGACTTCAACGGGAGCATTTACCAATCAGGTTCCCGCCACCTTGGGCCGCTGCCGTATCAAAGGTGCCTATATTGTCTGTGGCGCGTCCGCAGGCAGTGTGGTTATAACGGACGGTAATGGTGGTCCCACGTTGGTTACTTTTAACTCCCCCACGGTAGCCAACGCTGGCGCTATTAACGTGTATATACCCGACGTAGGTATTCTCGCCCAGACGGGTCCGTATGGCACGATAACAAACACGGCGTCTATCGTACTTTTCTACGGGTAACTCGGTGGAACAAGAGCAAGGGCACACGGTAGCGGGAAGAAAACTCTTCATCGCTCTACCGGCGTACGACTTCAAAGTCTCGCTAAAGCTTGCCGTGAGCTTGGCAAAATTTGCCATGACCGCCCCCGCGCACGGGGTAGAGGTACAGATCGGCTCTATTTGCGGCTGCTCTGTTGTCTCCCGCGCCCGGAACTTGCTGGTCCGGGACTTCTTGGACAGCGACTGTACAGACCTCCTGTTCATTGACTCAGATATCAACTTCGAACCTGAGGATATCTACCGCCTTCTGGTTTGGACCTCCCACCGCAAGAAGGGCATCGTTGCTGGCTGCCCGCGCGTGCGTAATGATAGTGCGGTCTATATCGCCACGCTGGATCAGGAAGACGGCAACCTGACCATGGACGGCCACGGGCTAGTACGGGCTAAACGGGTGGCGACGGCCTTCATGATGGTCCGCCGTGATGTTTTTACCACACTCGAACGTCAGAACCCACAGTGGCGGTACTGGGATGACCGTAGCGGCAAGATGCTAAGTGCTATCTTTGACTTCAAGGTCACGCCCGAAGGGTACATGGGCGAAGACTACTTGTTCTGCGACAGAACCCGCGAGCTTGGCTACGAGGTCTGGATCGACCCCGCCATCAAACTCGGCCACATGGGCGTGCAAGAGTACCTAGGTGATTTTGGCGAGGCTGTCCTAAAGCCGATGATAGCTCCCATACAAGAGGCAGCAGAATGAGCAAGTCCCCGGCATGGACACGCAAAGAAGGTAAGAACCCCAAGGGCGGTCTAAACGCCAAGGGACGTGCTTCCTACAATGCTGCCAACCCCGGGAAACCCGGCCTGAAGCGCCCGCAGCCTGAAGGTGGTGCCCGCAAGAAGTCATTCTGTGCCCGGATGTCCGGGATGAAGAAGAAGCTTACTAGCGCCAAGACCGCTAACGACCCCAATAGCCGGATCAACAAAAGCCTTAGGGCGTGGGATTGCTGACGTGGAAATGATGATCTGGAACATTGTTCTTACCGCTATTGTAGCAGGCATGGGGCTTTTGCTGAAGGGTAAGTTCGACGAACTGGCTCGGCTTGGTATCCTTATGAATAAGACCCGGGAAGAGATTGCCCGGGACCATATTACTAGAGCGGAGTACAGCCGTGATCTTGATAAACTGGGCGACCGCTTTGATGCGGCTTTTCTACGACTCGAAGTCAAAATCGACGAAATCAACAAAAAAGGCTAAAACCATGAAGAAATACGCTGACGGCGGTATGTTGCCGACACAGCCTTCGTCCGCCCCCCAGAGTGCTTTTGGCACTCCCGGCACTCCTCCCGGTGGGCTTTTGGCTGCGCAGCCGGGTAACCCCGGCCTGCCGCAGGTAGGCGTCCAGCCCCTCCAACCCACGATCCCTTATCCGGCTGGTCCCATGGTCCAGCGCCCGCAGGGCTTTAAGAAGGGCGGCCCGGTTAAAAAGTACAAGAGTGGTGGCAGTGTTTCCGCATCTCGTCGTGGTGACGGGTGCGCAACTAAAGGTAAAACCAAAGGAAAGATGCGCTGATGAAAAAGTCTAACAAGAAGATGGGTGCGCTTAAGGACATGATGGGTCGCGCTATGGCTGCTCGCGCTGGTCGTGGTGCGATGGCTGCTCCCGCTGCTCCGATGGGCATGGGCATGAAGAAGGGTGGTTCCGCGAAGAATAAGATGAACATGGGCGGAATGTACGCTAAGGGCGGCGGGGTTGAGTCCAAGGGTAAGACCAAGGGTACACAGGTCAA